TTCAGTGGCAATCGTACGGTCAATATCAATAGTAGTTGTAGTAGTAGATTGCATACTACCTTGTGTAAAATTAGGTGTAACGGATTGTGCTTGAGCAGCTACAGGCAGCAAAAAGAATAAAGCAAATAGTTTTTTCATAGTTGTTCTTTTTTGTCTTTGTCCATTCGTGAGATACCATACGAAGCAAGCGTTCCACTAAGTAAGGACGCTACAAACGTAGGATCCATTTTTTGTAACATACCCATGTATGAAGCAGTTAATACACCTGCACTCCATACAAGCACTAATGCTTTGACAATTTCGCTAAAGAAGTCATGTACAAAGTTTTTAGTTTTCTGCATTTGGTTTGTTTTTGGTTAGAATCTTTTTAATCAATGGTTTCATTAAGGAGACTAACCGTTTAAATATTGCAGTGGCGGTAAGGGTGGCAGCAACAGAAACGGTCGCTGTTGTTGCAGCAGTCACCAGAATGGCTGTTTGAGGTACAGGTATCTTAATATCAATAGCTGGTATTTCTACTTGCCTGACTTCTGGTGGGATTGGAGGAAGTGTAATAGGCGCTACAGGGGGCCTAGGAGGCTCTGGAGCAGCCCTTTCCTGTGTGTTAGGTGTGCTGACACCTGGAGGGGGTCTAAGGTCGCTAGGAGGCACCACAAGCGGGGTATACGAAGGTACGTCCGCCTGCGGTACTTCTAAGATTGGTTTAGGCAGTTGAATTGGTTCAGGTATCTGCATTACTGGTATAACCAGCGGCTCACCTAAATCCATTACTTAGACGGGAACAACCCGTTACGAATAAATTCAACTGCTTTGTCGTCAACATCGTTATCAGTTGACTCAGCGAGTTTTTCCAACATCTCAACAATCAACGCTTTAACACGATCGGATTGCAGGAATTTAAAAAGAATTGGACGAATAAGGGTGATCATGATTCAAAAGGGTTTTGAGGAATAGGTTCAACCGACCATCTACGTCGGAATCGACCATTACTAAGTTCAGGTACTTTCTCTATAAGCATTTCCGTGTCTGGGTCATACTCAGGAGGAGTACCTTCGGCTACATCTGTTCTCCACGTACCAGTTGCAGGGGGTTCACGTGCGTATTCAACATCTGGATAAAACAAACGAATACTTGTTTCAGATGCAGGGTAGTCAACGACTACGTTATCTTTAATAATAGCTTCCATAATAAAAATTAACCTAAAGAGAATACTGGTTTACTTCACCGGAAGCGCCTGTGATATACATATGCGCACCATCGGGAGAGATGTAAAAACCATATGGTACGGATTCTTCTAAATTTGTATAATAGTCGCTGTCATAGTTTGCCTGTGTTATGGAACTAATATCGTAAGGCGTGCTTAAATTCCATTGCTTAATCCTATCATTTTTACTATCGACATTAAAAATTTTTGTGCCATCTGGTTTTATGAATAGGGTCTGAGAGGTGTAAGTCTTACTATCAAAAGTAGCTACCATTTGACTATCGAAGCTACACGTCGAGATGTCCCAAGCGGTAGATAACGTGAAGCGCTGGATTTTTCTAGGAGCAGTTCCAATAATATACATATTTGTACCAGAACCATCAAAGCACAAACCTCTAGAATTAACTTGCTGGATGCTTGTCGAAAAACTTTGGGTGTAGCTAGCGGTGCTCAAATCCCAACCGGTACTCAATGAATACTGAACTACTGTATCAGCGAGATAATCAGTCGTATACAATTCTTCCCCATTGGGACTGAAAAATATGTCAGCCGGGTAGCTATTGTAAGTTTGATCTGTCGTCAAAGTATAATTGGTTGACCCGTGCGAGCTTATGTCCCAAGCTGTTGAGAGGGTTGTCTCTTTGATGTAATCACCGAACTCTAGTGTGTATACCTTAGTCCCATCGGGCTTAAAAAAAACCGCCGTACCAACAGTACCGTTTGCAAGGTTTATCGTATCGAACCTAACATGAGTTGCGGTGCTAACGTCAGCCCATACAACATCACTATTTGTTGGAGCATTAGACCCAAGTAAAGAAAGTAAAATGCTCATGACAAACCAACACCAGAAATCCAAGCTTCAGTTGTAGATGTATAGATAATGGTACACATACCGTACTGCGCTAAATTTAAACTTGTTGCTGTACCATTTCCAACATGATAAAGAGTTAAACCACTTCCGGCAGAAATACCTATATTACCAGACCCTTGGTTGATAAGTGTTACAATTGTACCTGCTGCTGGACCTGTTTCTACAAAAGCAAAACCATTATTTTGAAAAGTAAGAATTTTTCCAAAATAATCGTTATTGTTGCTAAGAGTTACTGTTTGAAGACTAGTGAAGGTTTCCGCTTCAACAGTTTTTGTTTGAACTGCATCATTAAATACAGTGCCACCATCAACGGTATTAGTACCATTCGTTTTTAAGGTAATTTTATTACCAGCTGTATTGGGGTCACCTTGGCTGTCAACTTGTTGGATTACACCATCAACGCTAGTACCACCAACATTTACGTTATTTACTCTTAATGCACTCATTAGAAACCTCTTATTTTGTGAATAGATACATAGGAACCGGGTGTATCTGCCAAAGACACTGGTGCCCCAGTGTTAAATGGATCTGGCGCACAAATAGAATCGTGAGTAGCGTGCGAACTGTTCGACACCCTTCCGGCTTTAAAATAAATCCTATCTGTTGGGAGCATTAAAACGTTTACAGTATTAGTAATAAAACAGTAATCGGTAATGCTTGGAGCTAATTGACTATAAGTAGAATATCTTTCGTAAATAGTATTGGTACTATTTGTATGCTCAATAAAATTACCAATGTGTCTTGTAGTAGTATTACTGGAATTTCCCTTTACAGCTAGAACGTGCGTAACACTATAATAAGCAAATTCTGGTGCAATCCAGCAAAGATTGGTGGAATCGTATGCACTATGTGTATCTATATTGCCAGAAGGGTTGCCGCTTCCGTCTCTAAACCCTGTATAATTTACAGTTTGCGGAGATATTGCATCTGAGTTTAGATTTGTTAAATGATATGGGTCATTTGGTTCAAAATTGAATCCCCTAAAAACCTGGATACTTGAATCAGTTTTAACACTTTCCCAATCAAGTTCACCTGGAGTGCTACTAGCAACTAAGGCTTGTCCAACAGTAGAGTTGCCGCTTGGAAATTGAATTGTTACGTCAGTTGACGTGGGGGCAGCGGAAAGGGAGACTGAGCCTCCCCCGCTACTTGATAACTTAATAGAAGACATAATGATTTAATTAAACAACAGTCCAGGCAGAACCGGAAGGAATAGTAACAGTTACACCAGCGTTTACAGTAATTGGACCAGCACTCATAGCATTTCTACCGGAAGGAATTGTATAATTAGCAGTGACAGTTTGATCATTTTCAAAGAAAACTAAATCACTTCCTCCACCTCTAAGTGGTGATGTTTGCCAATACAAAGTCCCAGCGCCGTCTGTAGACAGTATTTGAGCAGCAGTACCATCTGCAGCTGGTAATGTCCAAGTAACATCTGCTGCGATAGCACTAGGAGCTTTAAATCCTACAAAGTGAGAACCGTTAGCAGCTAATTCTTTAAATGCAAGGGTGTTAAGAACGTTACCAGCGGTTTCAGAAAGAATTAGGTCTCCAGTAAATGTATCACCAGTAGTACGTGCAACACTATCATCAACTTCAAGTTTTCCACCAGTAAACTCTAGACCAGAATTAGACCCGTTTAAGTTGACTCTAAATTCATCACTTGCATTAAGTGCAAGACCATCGCCAGCGGTATAGGTGGTGTTAGTGTCAGTTGAAGAAATTTCAATTGAACCTGAACTATTTGTAATACTAACGTTAGTGCCTGCAGTTAAATTAGCAACGCTGTATCCAGCACCAGTAGAACCAATAAGCAGTTGACCATCAGTAGGTGCTGTTGTAGTACCAGTACCACCATAAGCAGTTCCAATTGTAGTACCATTCCAAGTACCAGTAGCAATGGTACCTACTGAAGTAAGACTTGAATTAACAACAGCAGAACCAAGGGCTGTAGAACTAAGAACACTGGTATTGTTAATCTTGTAATCTTTGCCTGATGCAAGATCAATATTCTCACTTGAAGTCCAGCTGTCAGTGCTGTTAATCCAGTTAAAGGTTTTATCGGTTGCACCTTTAAGTGTGATACCACCGCCATCAGCAGTAGTGTCGTTTGGAGAAGCAACTGAACCTAGTTCAAGGTTTTTGTCATCCACCGTCACGGTGGTGCTATTTACGGTGGTGGTCGTTCCGTTAACTGTCAGATCACCTCCAACAATTATATTACCGGTTGTATTAACAGTAGCTGCTGCAATATCACCACCATTTGTAATATTATTGCTGTCAAGATTAATGTTACCTGACATCGTACCACCAGCTAAAGGTAGTGCAGCATCAGCAAGATCGTAAGCACTTTTTACTGCATTAGCTGTCGCAGCAGTAGTAACTGAGGTGCTGTTTGTCGCATCGTTTAACTGTACGACACCCACGCTGGTAGTTGAAGCATCGTTAATATCTAAAGTAACAGTTTTTACACCATTAACAGTAGCAGTGCTTTCAGTAATAGGTGCGGTTACAGCTACATCTTCAACTTTACCATCTGCGTACAACTTAGTTGCAGCATCTGCATTAGCAGTCGGGGTACCAAGACTGACAATTTTATTATTATTCAGGTCAACATTAGACGCAACTTGAATGCCATTACCATCAGAACTTGTAATTTGTTGGGTATCAGTGTCCAGCGTTTCAATTAGCAGCGGAATACCTATACCACCTCTAGGCGTATTAAGAATACCACTTTGCTGGTTAACTTCAAAAGCACCGGCTTTAAATTTACCTTGATGGTCTACGGTAACAGCCCAAACTTTGCCGTTGTTAATCTCAGTGATCTGTTTTGTTTCATCAGGCCTTCCGCCATTTTCTGGCAGAGCACTGTAATTAGTACCGCTTCCTGCATATTCCATAGTGTGGCCGCTAGATGCAACCATAGAACGGAAATAAAATGCAAGCAGAAAATTACCAGCAACAGCTGAAGCTAAACCATCATTTAAGGAAGCATTTGTTGCATTTGCTCTGAAAATTGTAATTGAATTGGTTTGACTGTCCCAATTAATAATTGGATAAATGGCGCCTCCAATTTCTACAACCATGTTTTCTGAAGGAACACCTGGACCCTGACCACCAATATTGAAGTTACCAATATTAGTTAATTGGATTGTTGTATCCCCAGCGCTGTAAGGAGTAGCTGTATATGCGTTAAAAATTACACTTGGCGATTTACCATCTGCAACTAAAGCATAATCACCAAAGTCAGTGGTTGATGCAGCAAGGTTTGCCTGCCCACCATTATGTGCCTTAAGGTGATAATGTCCAAAGAAGGAGTAGCTGCTGGTTAGCTGTGTGTAACCATTGTTAGTAACAAGGATACCTGGACCTTTTAATCCAACTTGAGTAAAGCTATCAGCCACCATCGACCGTAGTTTACTGGTGAATGCAGGTTTTGCACCGTCAATAATGATACCACCACCGGTAAAAGAAGAAGTGGTGTCACCAGCAAAGCCAGGTGCATTGTTTTCGTCTACTGGTGTAGCATCATACTCAACTGAGTTATTAATACCGCTATCAGTAAAGTTAGTACAGTTTTGAATATAAGGTGATTTGTTAATCTTAGCACCAGGCAAGAATCCAATAATCCAACCCTGCTTACCAGGTAGACCAGTAGGGTTAGTAGAGGCGTTGTAAGCATCAATTGGGTGTGTACCTGTTTGATCTGCTTTCATACCAACAAAAGTCATGTTGGCAATGTAAGTACCGCTGTTTACGCGGAACATCACAGCGTCAACGTCGCTCTGATAATCAGGGTTAGTTACTGATCCACCATTTGTTTGAGCAGCTTCCATAGTTTGATATGGATCCTGCATACTACTTTCGCAGCTAGCTAATGGTTGAACAAAGACACTACGAATAGAGTCGCCAACAATAGCGAGGTTCTTTTGAGTAATGTCAAGGGGTAGTTGTTCCTGATAGACACCAGGAGCAATAGAGATCAAATCACCATCATTGGCAAGTTCAAGAGCACGCTTAATAGTACGTACTTGGTTGATAATACGTCTACCATTGTT